CTAAAATGATCGAAGGCGTTAACATCCTAGCTAACGCAGTTAAAGTAACCCTAGGTCCAAAAGGACGTAACGTTATTATTAATAAAAGTTATGGTAGCCCGCATATTACCAAAGACGGTGTTACTGTGGCAAAAGAAATCGAATTAAAAGATGCCCTACAAAATATGGGCGCACAGATGGTTAAAGAAGTAGCAAGTAAAACATCAGATGATGCAGGTGATGGTACTACCACAGCTACCGTTCTAGCGCAGGCTATCGTTAAAGAAGGTAACAAAGCAGTAGCCGCTGGTATGAATCCCATGGATCTTAAACGTGGTATCGATCAAGCAGTGGCCGCAGTAGTCGCTGAACTTAAAAAGATATCTGTGCCATGTGATACTACAGCCGCTATCGAACAAGTTGGTACTATCTCAGCTAACAGCGACAACGAAATTGGTAAGATCATCGCTGACGCTATGGAACGTGTAGGCCGTGAAGGCGTTATCACAGTAGAAGATGCACAAGGTCTTGCCATGGAATTAGATGTAGTTGAAGGTATGCAGTTTGACCGTGGATTTGTTAGCCCATATTTTGTGAATCAAGCTGATAAACAAGTGAGCATCTTAGATAATCCTTATATCTTGTTGTATAACAAAAAAATCAGTAGCATCAAGGAAATCTTGCCTGTATTAGAACAAGTTGCTAAATCAGGTAAACCATTGTTTATCATCACAGAAGATCTAGAAGGTGAAGCATTGGCAACGTTGGTGATCAACACACTCAAAGGTGTTATCAAATGTTGTACAGTTAAAGCACCTGGCTTTGGTGAGCGTCGTACTGCTATGATGGAAGATATCGCTATCTTGACTGGTGGTACTGTGGTCGCTGAAGAACTTGGTCTTAAACTTGAAAATGTTAAGATTGAAGATCTTGGGCAGGCGACTCGTATCGAAGTAACTAAAGATAATACTATCATCATTGGTGGTGCAGGTCAAGCTGATGCGATCTCAACACGTGTGCAAAATATCCGTACGCAGATCGAAGAAGCGACTAGTGACTATGATAAAGAAAAAATGCAAGAACGTGTGGCGAAACTCGCAGGCGGAGTAGCAGTTATCAAAGTTGGTGCCGCTACTGAAGTAGAAATGAAAGAGAAAAAAGACCGTGTTGATGATGCTCTACATGCTACTAAAGCCGCAGTTGAAGAAGGTATCGTGGCTGGCGGTGGTGTAGCACTTATCCGTGCTCGACAAGCGGTATTGGGCTTAAAAGGTGCAAATCATGACCAATCAGTAGGTATTGATATCGTTCTACGTGCTATCGAAGCACCATTGCGTAGTATCGTAGAAAACGCAGGTGGTGAATCATCAGTGGTAGTTAATGCAGTATCATCAGGTACTGGTAACTATGGCTTTAATGCTGCTAATGAAACCTACGGTGACATGCTTGAGATGGGTGTAGTTGATCCAACTAAGGTAACTAGATGTGCATTGCAAAATGCCGCTGGTGTTGCTGGATTACTATTAACCACAGACTGTGCTATCAATGAACTTCCTAAAGAAGAATCGGCACAGCATCAAGGTCACGGTATGCAGGGTATGATGTAATAATTAACTACGTAGTTTATAGTAGGAAAATAGCACCTCCGGGTGCTATTTTTTTGGATATAATACCATAGAACTTTTTCCGTTGGATCAGTATAAATACTAAAAAGCAGTATAAACAGTCATTTAACCAAGGGGAACATGGAACCATGGCAAACAGTAATTTCGTAGTACACAACGGGCTCACGGTAGGCCCACTAACGATCGATGCCGCTTCAGGTAATATATCAACCACAGGTACTATTGCAGTTACTGGCGGCGGAACATTTGCAGGTATTGATGCTGCAAAAATTAATTCAGGTGCAAGTAATGTACAAGTAACTACTAGTTATGTAAACGTATCTGTAAATGGCAGTAATGTCGCATCATTTGGTGCACAAGGTATAATGCCTACTGCTAACGCAAGCGGAACTCTTGGTAGTTCTGGTGTGCGATGGAATAACGTCTTTGCTGTAAATGGTGGATTCTTAAGTGTTAACGCAAACTACGCTGACTTGGCTGAAAAATATGTAGCTGATGCGGCTTATGCTCCGGGCACAGTGTTAATGTTTGGCGGTGATAAAGAAGTAACACAATGCGTACATGACCTATGTACACGTGTAGCAGGTGTTGTTAGTACTAATCCAGCTTACTTGATGAATAGTGGGTTAGAAGGTGAGTATACTGTAGAACTAGCATTAACAGGTCGTGTTCCAACTAAGGTACGCGGTCCAATCCTTAAAGGTGACTTGATAGTATCAGCAGGTGATGGCCATGCTCGTGCAGAAGGTCTTCCACAAGTTGGTACAGTTATTGGTAAAGCTCTAGAAGACTTTAACGGTGACACAGGTGTTATCGAAGTAGTTGTTGGTAAACACTAAGTCAACTTAGACAAAAGAAAGAGGACCTTAGGGTCCTATTTTCTTGATAAATACTAGAAATAAAGAAAATCGCCCATGGGATTAACCAGACCACGTTTTGAACAGATCAATAGCATAATTACCACTATCAGTGATCCCATCACGGTCTTGAATCAGGGATCTACACAGGCCAACATAGACGTTGGATTTATCATAAATCGCAATGGCGGCGCACTGGCTAATACAGCAATATTTTGGAACGAATCGGCCAATACTTTTGTTACTGCCTTTACCGCTGCTAGTGGTGCTACTAATGCCAACGTCTCAATCAGCGAATACGCTAATCTAAGGGTTAATACATTAAACTCAACTTTTGTAAATGCTACTGGCAATATATTAACAGCACAATTAAATGCTGGACAAATTAACACCACTGGTAATATAGTATCTGGTGGTAATGTCACTGTGGGTAATATGATAGTACCAACAGGTGCAGGCCGGTTTAACGGACCATTTAATGAAAGCACAACTATAGCAGGTGTATACGTAGGTAATCTAAACCTAAGTCCACGTATTGGTTTTTTCAATGGTACTGCCGCACAAAACTGGCAAATAGACAACAACTTTGGTTCATTCCGTTGGTACACCCCAGGCGTCGTTAGGATGACAATAGACACGGGTGGTAATCTAAATGTGCCATCTGGCAATATAATGTCCAGTGGTAATGTCACAGCACGGTATTTCTTTGGTAATGGTAGCCAACTGTCAGGAGTTATTACCAGCGTTACTAAGATCATCAACGGCACCTCAGACGTCACTGCTTATTCGGGCGGTAACGTAGCAGTAACCGTAGGCGGCACAGCCAATACGGTAGTTTTTACTAGTTCTAATATACATATTACTGGGAGTATCATTCCCAGTGCTAACGTAACCTACGATCTAGGTAGTAGTTCTAATAGGTTTCGTAGTGCATATTTTGCAGGTAGCACAATCTACCTTGGTAATAGTATTATATCGGAAAGTACTATTGCATCAATCCCTAGTTTTCCATCTGGAGACTATGGTGATATAGGTACGTCATCGAGTGATGCTTTTGGAGTACAATCAGTGACAAGTTTTGACTTAAATGCCGCAGGCGCTGTTTCGACAATAGATCTTGAAGTGTTAAGTTAACTAATAATCTAATAAATAGCATATAATAGGAAAGAATCATGCCAACAGTAGTACAGTTTAGAAGAGGAACCACAGCACAGAATAACTCATTTACAGGTGCAGCTGGTGAACTTAGCGTAGATACCACACTTGGTACTATCAGGGTCCACAATGGGATTGCAGGTGGTAATACTCTGGCCAGTATCGATGCTGTTCAAACTCTAAGTAATAAGACATTAGCTACCCCAACGATAACTGGTACATTAAGTTCGAACGGGTTAATTAATACCTCAGGAAATATTATCTGTGCTTCGATCTCTGCTGGAACCTATGTTGGTCTAAGTTCAAGTAAAATTAACACAAATGCCAGTAATGTCACGGTAGATTCTAGTTATGTAAACGTAGCTGTAAATGGTACAAATGTCGCGGCCTTCAGTAGTCAGTCACTAAGTTTAACAGGGTTTTTAAATACTACCGGTAATATAATCTGCTCAGTTTTAGATGCCGGTTCAATTGAATGTACGGGAATCGTTTATGCTAACAGCACAGCACAAAGTACCAGCACGACCACTGGAGCACTAGAAGTTGCTGGTGGTGTTGGAATAGTAGGCAATCTAAATGTTGGTGATGGCACCTTATCTGGTGGTACACATAGATTCCAGGGCAATATTGTACCTTTTAGCAGTAACACTTATACGTTGGGTACTAATACAGCATGGTGGACTATTACCTACAGTAGAGCTGTACAAGCACAATACGCTGACTTAGCTGAGATCTATACCAGTGATCAACAATATCCAGCTGGCACAGTATTAATATTTGATGGTGAAGCCGAAGTGACCCAAAGCCATAGCAGTCATGATACACGTATTGCAGGTGTAGTATCTACTAACCCAGCATATTTAATGAACGGAGCTGAATCTGGTATTCCTGTAGCACTTCAAGGTCGAGTACCTTGCCGTGTTTTGGGGCCAGTTAGCAAGGGTGATCGGGTAGTAGCAAGCCATGTCGCTGGAGTAGCACAGGCCCTAGATCCTCAACAATATCAACCAGGCTGTATTATTGGCAAGGCCTTGCAAGCCATTGATAGTACAGATATTAGCACAATCGAAGTAGTAGTAGGACGCCTATAAAAACACTTGACTTTTTAACCAAAAGACAGTATAATAGCTGTATAGAAAATGGTTAGAAAGGCCAAAATTGAGTCAAGTTACTGTTAGAACCCGCTTATATCAGCCTAGTTATCATAGGCCAGATCCATACAGCGAGCACGAAATAACCGGTGAAATCCTCAGCACAATCAAATGGTTAAAGCCCGATGAAATGGCTATCTCCAATCCCGCTCACCCTAATAAATTCAGTATATTACATAAGAAGAACATCTTATGGATTAAAGATTCTAAGGGTAAAAAGGCCACGGTTAAAATTGATGCAGATTATAAGCAGTGGACTGTCAAAGGTAGTAAGGGCAACGAGTATCTTGTAATCCGCCAAAAAGGCCTGTATAATTGTAATTGCACAGGATTTCAGTATCGTAAATCATGTCGTCATATCACAGAGGTAGGTAATGAATAATCCGTGGAACGTAATCCAAGAACTAGAAGCTGATAATAGTCGCTTGGCCAAAGAAGCTATTATTGCTCGTGAAGCTGATGCAGGCAATGATGAATTCTTTGCTGGATGTCGTCTAGCATTAGATGCGATGACAACTTTTGGTATCAAACAGGTCTTAACTAAAGAAGGTCCTGGCCGTGGGTTAAGTTGGAGTAATTTTGAAAAACTTACCACAGCATTATCTACTAGACAACTTACCGGCAATGATGCTATTACCTCGGTCAATCAATATAGACTACAGG